ATGAATGTTTACTTCAATAAGAAATTGGCACAACTGACTAGTGAGAGAGAATGGAATCAAACAAGGAGAGGCAAGAAAAGAATAGATAAGAAAATAAAGAAGTTGTGCCGTAAGCGGCACTTCAAAGTAACTGACTATTTGCATAAAACAACTAGCATGATTGCTAATCAATTAGTATCCGCTGGCGTTACAGACCTAGTAGTAGGCAAGAACGTAGGTTGGAAACAAGAGGCAAACATGCAAGCTCCAGTAAATCAAATGTTCTGTTTCATCCCACATGCTAAGTTCATAGACATGCTTAGATACAAGTGGGAGAAATCGGGCCGGAGATTTCAAACAATCGAAGAATCCTATACTTCTAAATGTTCCTTCCTAGATAACGAACCAGCTTGTAAGCACGAATCATATCTAGGCCGTAGGACTAAAAGAGGATTATTCAAGACAGCAAACAAGTTGAAAATAAATGCAGATATAAACGGTGCTGGTAATATAACATTAAAAGTATTCCCGGATGCTTGGAACCTCTGGTCCCAAGAGAACAGGATAAAGGGCTTTGTAGTTAGCCCAAGACGTTTAACTCCGTCTGCTCAAATGAGTCAACCGAAATCTAAAAAGAATGTTCTACATTCTTCTATGGGCTAGGAAACTATTTGTAATCTGGATTTCCTTTTTCTTCTTCTCTAATAATTTTGCTTCTAATAGCCTTTTCGTTCATATTTAATTTTCTTGCTGCAACTTTTACTGAAGAATATTTTTCTCCAGCGTATATAATTTCCGACGAAGTTGCGTCTGAAATTTTTTCTTTGACCTCTTCCGTTCTAGGGATTCCGTATGTTGGGCTATTTTCTCCAGAAAACTTATCTACCCATAATTGTCTATCCTCTGGAGAAAGGTTTTCGTAATATATTTTCAATTTTGCTTTTTGTTGTTCTATTGCCTCTTGAGATTGATGAGAACCTTTTCTATTTCCAGGATTATGCTTAAAATATTCTTCGTTCAACTTTGCAATTTTTATTCTACAATATTCATATTCTTTAGCAGTTGCAACTTTTCTCTCTCCGGTCTTCCTAGTAATCATACATTGATAAGCAAAAGCAAGTTCCCTACTATGTGGATTCGCCATTTGTAAAAGTTTATGACAAAGATAATGTTCTCTAGCTGTTAATAAAACTAAATTGTTGGGATTATTGGTTCCACCTTGACATTTAGGAATAATATGATGTTTCTCAAAATATTCTCCTTTGCCCTTTACTCGATATTTTGTCTGAGCATTTTTAATAATATTTCCGTAAATTTTCATATAGTTCATTATAGTCTCCTTGATTATCCTTTCTTTTATTTATGCATGTTCGTCCCTAAATTTTAAGATTTTTACAAATAAAAAGAGAGACCCTTTGCAGAATCTCTCTTAAAATTTAGCGACTATTAGTTTTTATTATGAACCAATAACCTTATCTAGATTTACTACCTGGATAGCACGATAGTAACGACCAGAACCCAAAAGGGAATCTGTGATAGCATAGCGCGACATAACTCCAATATTTCTCCCGAAGTCATCTGGGCGAACAGCAGAGTTAAACAGACCAGTGATAAAGTCGGAAAGAATGATACCGGCATCATTAATGCTAGGACCCTTATAACCAACAAGAGCATAGTCTAGAGGAGCGAGAGCGTCACGATAAACGGTGATAGTTCCATTGATCTTACCTACTTCAGTAACGGTGGTAGTTGCATTTACTTCGGCAGTGTTGGCGGTGAACTGAGGCCCGGCAGACTGTAGAGCAGTAGCTACGCGAGGGCTGACGATAACGAAGTTACCGGCTCCACGGAAAGTAGCAGTTGCAATGTCATTAGAAGCCTTAGTGATTACGTTAACTAGATTAGAGAACTTTTCCTGAGACCAACGACCGTCGCTATTGAAAGCATCGAATGTAACGGGGACTGCTCCACCATTAGAAACGTTTACGGCAGCTTGAATCATACGACCGATAATTTCGCGGTCACGTTCGGCAGGCACTTCGATGGATAGGATGTCAAGCATCTCACGTTCCATATCTAGATTATGCATTGCCTTTAGATCCTGAGCGGCTACGAGTGAGAAGCTGGCACCAAGCATACGAACGTTAGCCTGAATAGCAACCTTATCAAGATACAGGGTAAGCTGGGGCATTCCATTTCCAATTCCCCAAGCTTCAGCGGCGGAAGTAGCAATACCAGTACCGAACTGACCAGCAGACGCTCCGGAGAGGGTATAGATGGCAGAAGTAGCAGTGGTAAGAGCAGATCCAGCCTGTGAACCTGAATATCCAGAGAATTCGTTAAGAGCACGGAAACCGGCTTCGTAAAGATCGTTTCCACCAGTTGTTCCAGCACCAGGAACACCGGCCTGAACATATGCACGACGAAGAGCATAAGCAAGTCCGACAGGTCCATTCATAGCCTGAAGACCAACTACGCGGTGAGCGAAATGTTCGTAGTAAGCTCTGCGAACGAGGGCAAGGGCGATAGGTTGGAACTGAGCACCGGCGCCGTTATTTGAACCGTAGTTACCAGTAGTGGTTTCGCCAGTTACGCTTTCGGTAAGGCTAAAAGATTCCTGAGAAACTTGGTTTTCCATTAGGACTGCAAGGTTGGCACGCAATTCTGGGTTGGGGATTGAGGCAACGGAGAGCTTTCCGGGCATACGCATCCACTTTTCTAAAATCTGATCTCTAGTTAGTTTACTCATTTTTAATTTCTCCTTTAGAGTTATTAAAAATATTTATAAGAAAGTATTAAAAAATTTTTCTCAAAGGTTTTCAAAAACTACGTTAAAAGGTTTTCTAAAGGTTTTCCGAAAAATCCTCACAAAGTATTTCCGAAAACAATTAAAAAAGAGTCCTGATAATTAAACCAGAACTCTTAAAAATTTCCCGCGCACTTTCTCAAAAAACAATCAAAAAACAATCAGAAACTTACTTCAAAAGATCTGCAACTCTACCCAATCTGATTTCGTCCTGAGACCTTTCTTCTGGTTCTTCTTTCTTATCTTCTTCCAGGGTATCTAAAGTATCTTCGGCAAAAATATCTTCGTTTATTTCTTCTTTCTTAGATGATTTCTTAGAAGACTTAGAAGGCTTTTCATTCTCTTCTCCAAAAGGTGATTCCGCTTCTTCTAATACTTGAACGAAGGTATCAATCTTAGAAGAAACTTCATCAAAAGACTTTCCTTCAAACATTGTGATTACGCGGCTCTTCTGTTTGTTAGAAAGTCCATCAATCTTAGAAGCGATTAGGAGACCAGTCTTTAGTTCGTCATTCTTCTTCTGTAGATTGATAGTGGCCTGATAAGATTCATTTAGTTTCTTAGTCAGTTCGGCAGTCTTTTCTTCAGATTCTTTAATAGTCTTTTCACCGTCTGTATCAAGTCCTACGAGAGATGTTTCGAAAAGCTTGAAAATACCATCTACAATAGGAGCGTAAGCCTGATGAATTGCGTGTTCCTTTAATACTTCATCGGAAATTTTGTTGGTGATTTCCATATCTAGCCATTTGTCAAGATTATCAAGAACTGATTCCTCTAGCTTTTCAAATTTCTCGGCATACTTCTCTTCTAGCTTTTCAGTTTCTTTTGCAACGGCTTCTGTCAATTGTTCTGTAACATACTTGTCAGCTAATGCCTGAAGTTTTTCTACAGCAGTTTCCTTAAATTCGTTAGTCTTAGTTTCGTAAGATTCTTTCAAAGTCTTTTCGGCAAGTTCTAGACGAGTTTTGACTTCCTGTTCACAAAAGCTTTCGGCAAGTTCTTCTAGACGAGCCTTTTCCTCTTCAATAAGAATTTCGGCCCTTATCTTTGCTTTATCTTCAATTAGTGTAGTTACGGATTCTTCAAGTTCTGCGTATGCTTCTGGAGAAAGTCCGTCTTTAAATTTTTCTAGGATTTTGTTAGCCATTTTATATGTTCCTCTTGTTTAAATTATTTAGGAAATTTGAAAGAATTTTTTTGGAAAGCTTCGGAAAAATTTTTTAAAGTTTTTGATAAATAGGTGGTTGAAATTTTTATGGTTTGTAGTGAAGACCTAAGTGTTTGATTTTGTCTGGAAATTTTCGTTCTCCTTTAAGATAAATCAAAAGATTACTAGAAGATATTTCAAGTTCTCTAGAACATTCTTTAGCAGACACCCAAAATCTTCCAGAATTATCATAAACAATTTTTTTAGGATTGTCTTGTTTAATCTTTTCTAATATTTGCTCAGGAGTTTTCGAAATATAATTTATATCATCAGCATAATGTAAATCTAAGTAATATAAATCTTTTCTTGTTTTTAATTTGCCAGTTAACGTAGATGTTAAATCTGATGTATTCATTTTTAAGTCTTTAGCAGCTTCACCAATCGATCCCCAAATTCTTCCAGTATTGTCGGCAACTTTTCTTGCTCTTGGTGATTCTCCTCCTCTATAAACAATTCTTTCTATTTCATTATATTCTTTTTCTAATTCTTCTTTATTTTTGTTTATATGTTCTTTATTTGTATAGTGTAAATCTAAACAATACAAATCTTTTCTAAATCTAATTCTTCCAGATAACATAGAACATAGGTTATTATATTGTATTTTTAATTCTTTTGCAGCATCTTCTACATATTCCCAAAATCTTCCATCATTACTAGCAACATGATATTTCTCTAATTCTTTTTCATTGTAATATTTTTCAATTTCATCTATTGGTTTTGGTATATAATTTTCGGAAAATATATGAAAATCTAATAATGCCAAGGCTTTTGGAAAATCTAAAGTTCCATTCATCATATTATAAAATGTTGATGGAACAATATTATATCTTCTAGCGACATCTATAATACAACCTAAACTATTTCCATATCTATCAAATACTTCTTTATTGTTTGGCGTATTCATTCCTTTATATTCTATTTTTGATAATCGTTCCAATTCGTCTATAGGTTTTGGGACCCAATATATATCATCTTCATAATGTAAATCTAAATGAACTATAGTTCTACTCATTGGTTTTAAACCACCAAGCATGTCATGAAAATGCGATTTTATTCCTAACGCATCTGCACATTCTTTTACACAACTCCAGATTCTTCCTGTATTGTCGGCAACTTTTCTAGCATTGTAATTATTTCCACCTAATCTCCAGGCACCATCTTTTTGTTTCCAAGGATTTTTATCAGAATTCGCATGCGCCTTCCATTTTTCTTTAGATGAATCATAATCTTGAAAAAATTGCCCACCACCATCACAATTATAGCCATTTCTATTTTGTATGGTTGAATCTAATTCCTTTATATATTTTATTTCCAATTCATCTAATCTTTCAGGAACACATTCTTCTAAAATATCAAATGAAAAATTTTCAAATCTATATTTTTTAATAGCTTTATGAAAAGGACAATCATCATTAAAATGACTATGTGATTTATATCTTTTCCAAACATCATTGCTTTGTCCAATATATAATTTTCCGTTAATATTATTCGTAAATTTATATATTCCACATATTTTCTTTTTAGCCATGACGAACTCCTTTATTTCTTAAAATAATTTTATCATATTTAATCTTAATAGTCAATAAAAAATTATAGTATAATAATTCATAGGTAGTTTAACCCTTCGGATGTCTACTATAATTTTTTAATAAGTTTTTCGAAAATTTTCTATAAACTTTCTTAAATCAACTTCTAAATTTCTGGTTCCATTTTTCGAAAGATCTTTCTGAAAATTTTCTACAGCAACTTGTCTAAAAGAGTCACCATCAACAATCCAATCAAATTGTTCTACCAAGCTTTCGGTTACTGCGTTTGTTGCTGAAGGATCTACACAACAATCAGTAGCAATAAGTTTAAAATTGTCATTCACTTCACCATTTGATAAAACTGAACCAAGACCACGCGTACTACAGGAGATTAAAATACGGTCATTCATAAGTGCTTTTAATATTTTCCCATTCGGAGTATCTAAAGCCAAAGCAGTTCCAATATAATTATCTCCCTCTTCTGTTAAACTCTCTGTTAATATACAACTGTCCTCAAATTTTAATACGGGCGATTCAGGATGTGAAAGATTTCCTATAGATTTTCTCATTTTTATATGTGTATTAGTATACCTTTCAACTTCTGGGGCAACTACTCTCTTTCTATAAATTCTTTGATTTTGATTTTTTTGTTCACACATTATAAATGGCCCCTTAATTCTATAAGTTTTATCTTTAGAACCATCATTTTTCTCTTCAACCAGATAATCCAAATCCGAAGAATTCACGAACTCAGTCAGTAATTTTAATCTTTCTTCCGCCATAATTCCCCCAAAGTTTTCCGAAAACTTTCTCTAAAACTTCTCTAAAAATCCCGATTAAAAATTATCCTTTCTTTCCGGCTCGCTTTTCTTTAAGGTCTGCGATAAATTCTTCTTTCTTCTTACCAATCTTTTCTACAATTTTTTTAGCAACCATTTCTTCAAGAACTGGCTTTAATGAGACATAATCACCTTCGTTAACCATTTCGATAATTTTCTTAGACATATTTAAAAACCCTCTTTCAAAGTATTTATGATAGAGGGTTTAGAGATTTTTCGAAAATACTATTAAAGACTTTCTAATCTATTATTTTGCAGCCCAGACCAAACCATCATATGCGCAAAATAGTATATTTGTTCCAGAAACTATAGACTGAGTATTGGCAACTGTTCCATTATAATAGATTGACTGTGCGGCGGAAAGAGTATATGCAAAGTTTCTATTGAAAAATGTATATTCAAGACCAGTAATAGGGGGATTAGGAAGTTTAATTGTTACCGCTGAAGCATTTATAACAACCTGATTATCATATGAAGGATCCAACTGAACGGAGGATGATGTGATAGTAGTTTGATAAATGATGTTGTTAACGATAAGATTATTAGTAAACAAAGTTCCTGAAGTAGCTCCGGAAACGTAAACGGAAACACCACCAGTAGAATCAGAGATAGCCTTATTAACATCTCTAAGACCAAGTCCACCACCACCTGAAGGATAAGCATTCTTTCCGGGCTTTCCATCAGACACTAGAGATTCCCAAAGATTCTCGCCTTCGGTTCTAATATAAACAACACCTTCGTTAACGTATTTGAAAGTAGTTCCAGGAGTATGTTCCAAAGGATTAGGCATATAATTCAGCTTTCCTAAAAACTTTGGAGAAACATTTTCATTTACGTTTTTAGGAGCTTTCATTCCCTTGCCCATATCTACCACAAGCTCATTAGGATCGGACTTAACATATGCGGCAGCTTTCTTAGCATCTTTCTTAAATTCTTTTTCGTCAGATGTTGAGGAAACTTCTTCATTCATCTTTTCGTCAAGTGATTCTAGAATACTTTCTACAGAATCAGTTTTCTTTGTTTTAGGAGTTTCGGCTCCTTCGTTCAAAATCTTATTAGCAAGGTCTTTAAAATCCATTTTTAGGGTCCTCTTTTAGAATTATTTATAAAAACTTTCTGAAAATTTTAAGGAAGTTGTATTGCGCCTGTTTCTGCTTCTTCTGGAGGAGGTTGTTCTTTAGATCCTTCAGGTGTTTGTTCTTTTTCCGCACCAGTTTCTTCAGCATTAGATTCTTGGTTTTGCTGATTCATTTCTTGGTCTGGTGTAGGTTCTTCTTCTTCGGCATTATCTTCTGGTTCTTTATCTTCCTCTTTTTCTGCATTTTCGGAAAGTTCTTCAGCAATTTGATTTCTCTTTTCTTGATATTCTTCTTCATTATCTCCCCAAATTTCTGTCATAACATATTTAACCGGGAAGAGACCGTTTGGATTATCTTTACTAGCAATTAGAGAAGATGCCATGTTAATTACTTCCAAGCGAGATTTTAAGTTTAGAAGTTTCTTTTGTTCAGCGAAGGCATTATCATTACAGAATTCTATATCAAAACAATGTTCTCTAGTAAATTTTGAATCTACTTGATTAGAAAGAACCAATTGTGTGCAGAGAAAATCTATGAAAATTTTCTTAAACATTCCTCTAAATCTTCTAATCATTTTTTCGAACTTTAATTCTTCTCTAGTGATTTCTCCTGGAGCAGTATTAGAAACTACTGAATTAAGATTATCCGCCCAGCGATTTTTAGGAATTTTTAGAGATGTATATAAAGCGGTTAAGAACATATTTACATCTTCTAGCTCACCAAGATTCATTCCTGATTGTAGAGTTGTTACATCTGTTCCTTGACCTTCTCTTTTAATAAACCAGTAATCATCAGTAAGAGCTTGAAACATTTTTGTAGAGTCAACAGTGCCAGATTCAGAATTATAAGTATAGTTTTTTCTATATCTTGCAATCAAACCTTTCAAATATTCTTCAGCCTTTCCAGGAGGTAGTCTTCCAGCTTCTACGTTCCAAAGTCTTCTTTCAGGTGCTCTTACTAGTCGGTAAATAACCAAAGAGTCTTGAAGATTTTTATATTGATTCCAAGTTCTGATAGTTCCTTCTAAGTATCCTCTTACGTCTAAACGAGATTGAGAATAATTATCCCAATGGACATAGCAAATTTGATTGGTTTCAAATGCAGTATCTTGATTTTGAGAATAAAGAGTAGACAAAGCAAATCTTTTTGTAGACTGAACGTATTTTTCTATAGTTGTTCCTTTATAAATTGGATATGTATTTACGGCGGGAAGAACTTTCATTCCTATAATTCTTGTGCCTTGGTCATTCATAACTTTTTCTAAAAACAATTCAGAATCTATTAACCACATTCGGAAAAGATTCCATCCACGCTGGTCAAATTTTATCACTTCATCTACAATATAATCAAAAACTTTTCTAATATGTTTTTCATCTCTTGTTGGAAGATCTTTTTTAATAATTAGTTTTACATATTTACCATGTTCATCTGGAGTAATAGCTTCGTCACAAATGGTATCTAGAGCGTTAGAAATTTCTGGGAAAAAAGACATGTCTCTATATGTTGCGATTTTCTGAGCCTTTGATGCAAAAATTGATTTGAAGGCGGCTTGATTAGAAGTGAACATCGCATTAGGACTAGAAGAATAAGACCCATAAAGATTTTGAGAAGCATCTATAAGCATAGACTCTTCTTGAGAAACGCCTTGAGAATTTCTTACAATAGCATCATCTGTATCTTGGTCAAACTTGTTTCTAGCTTTTAAGAAATTGTGACTAAATGGGTTTATGCCGATGTTCATGAAAATCCTTATTATTTCAAGTCATTAAGATTTGATTCTTCCAACTTCAAATATTTAGCAACCATAGATATAGAGGAATTGATTATTTTATCACTTTCGTCAAATTTTTCCGAAAAATAATTCAAATTTTCTGAAAGCAATTCGTCTAAAGTCTTAACCTGTGTCAAATCTTCATCTATTGTTTTCTTAATCTTTTTTAATTTTTTTCCTAACTTACTATCTTCTACAGACATCGGACTAATTGGTTGTCTAGAAAATGTGGCGGCTTTAGGAGCAAACACATAATTTCCCATAGTTGATGTAGTCGTTTGAGGATCAGCAACGGGAGCCATAGGAACATCTTTCTGCTCTTCTTTTTTAATATCTAATAGATTTTTAAGACATCCTACAACTAAAGGGTAAAATCTTTCCGACTTTTCATCTATATCATATTCTTTCTTTACAATTTTTTCACATTTTTTCCAAAGATTTTCTACAGTCTTAGGTTTCTTCCCAGATTGTTTTGCAAGCGATTTCATTAGTCCTGTAGGCATTTGGCAAACCCTCTTTCGAAGTATTTATCTTAAGAGTTTTTAGCAATTATAGAAATATTTGCTCCAGATAATGTTCCAGAGACAGTTAGATCCGCTGCAAAAGAATTAACACCAAATGCGTTTATAATAACTATGCTATCTACATTAGAATTATTTGATATAGAACCTGATGATATGTTCGATAATGTAGAATTTACACCAGAATATATATTAAAAGAAGCAGTATATGAAGTAGAAGACGTTCCCGAAGTTCCACTTACGAGAAATGCTACTAAGTTTGGAACTACATATTGAAATGTTTGTAAACTTGCGGAGGTTGCAGACGAAGTAGAAGATGTTGCGGCACTAACAAGATATAAAGTTTGGTATGTTATGTTGTTTATGGAATTTGTGGAGACGACTTGTATTTTATTCATTAGGAAATTGCCGCCTTGGAAACCATGAATTTTATTGCTATAGCTTCTGATAATGACGCATTCGTATTATTTCTAATGAATATTGTTGCTGAACCATTTGCAGGAGTCACAGCGAAACCATATGCACCTAAAGTTCCAGCAGATGTGTGATTTATATTTACAAAGTCATTTGCGCCTATAAACGAATTCGTAAGAACAAAGTTTACTGTAGTTGCAGAAGCTAATGCAGCACTACTCATTATAATATTTCCGGTTAGCTTATTCAAAGTAACGCCAGTCGTCTTATTAGTTGCTTGAACAATTTGACCACCAGAACCAATAGCATAACCTATTCCCGAGGAACCATAAACAGGTCCTAAAAATGTCGCGGTTTTGTTCGCAGAAATTGTTAATAAATCATTTGTTCCATAAACTCCAAATGTTATAAAATTATTTGAAGAACCATTTCCTTGATAACAAAAACCAAAGTTCGCAGCATTATTTGTAGCTTCCTGTAAACCAAAATCGAAATTAAATCGATTACCAACAGTGGCGGACATTCCAGTATTCAAAGCAATAATAGGATGTATAACCCCACCAGTAGCAGACATGTTTATTGTTAATGGAGAATCTAACACAGACGTTAATGTTTGAGAATTCGCCGAAATATTTGTAGCAGAAATACCAGAAGATGTTATATTCACTATTATATTTTGGGCAGACGTAGAGTTTACGAAAAAGTTTATCGAGTTTCCAGATGTTGCGGAGTTTCCTATAGATCCAATAGATAAATTGCTTCCTTGTGTATAAATATATCCATCATTCGGACCATTTACATACCAATTATTAGCAGATTGTAAATATTTTGAACCATTTATTCCAAAATCTATATAAAAATTGGAATCTGTTCCTACATTAGACGTAGCAACAAAATCAGTAGATGCCGACGTTCCCGACGATTGATTCTGAGAAATTACTTGAAAATATGAATTAACATTGCCATCGGTCTCTACAGGACTTCCAGGAAAAGATCTAAAAGATGCACTAGATACAAGTATATTGACATTTTGTGTTATAATATTATTAAAAATCCCAGATGTCGAAATTATGGTTCCCGAAGAAAATATATTTCCGGGACTAGACAACGCACCGCCAGATAAAGGAAAATACGATAAAGAAGGTATATCAGAACTTGTTAAATTTGCCCCAGAAACGACACGACCTTTAGAATCAATATTTACTTTAGTATATGTTCCACCTGAAGTTATATCTATTAAAGAAAATGTAACTAAAGAATCTTTAGAACCATTCGAATAATATGAACTATATACATCATTATTATTATACTTTATATCAGACCAATATAATAATGTAGATGTTACTTGTGTTGTAACTCCAGTATCTGGATTTATAGAATATAAATACCCGGTGGCATAACTACCAGTCAACGCAAATGCATATAACAATTTAGTAAACGGATTGTATGAAATTCCCATCCAATATCTTTGAGTATCTGTAGTTATTTGTGTAGTAATTCCATTTGTTGGATTTATAGAATATATATAACCATATGTTGTTGTCACATATATAAGATTTTTAGTCTGAACATATACACCATTAAACCATTGCTGACTATTTGTATTTAATTGTGTTGTTGTTCCATTTATCGGGTCTATAGTATATACATAATCGCCCCAACCAAACCCATACAACAATCCAGTCAATGGTAAATACATTAACCCATTCCAGTTTCCTACAGCACTAGTTATTTGTGTTAAAATTCCACTATCAACATTTAATGAATATATATATCCTCCATATTCATTAACATATAATAAAGGATTATTTGGAATATATGTAATACCAGACCAACCGGCAGATGTTGTTGTTATTTGTTTAGTAACTCCTGTAAATGGATTATGTGAATATATAGCATCTCCATACGTAAGCGCATATAACATTCCGGTATCAGGACGAAAGCATATCTGTGTCCAATCTTTTGTTAGTGTCGATATTTTAGTTGCAGAAAAGGTTATAGGATCTATGGTAAAAAATACCGCTTCATTTCCGGTTTCTTGCGTCGTCGTTGCATAAAATATTCCATTTGAATTTGTTCGTATATAATTCGTTAACTGATTTGCAGAAAGACTTTGCAAAGCTGTTCCCGAAATATTTCCGAAATGTGTTCCAGAAATATTAGTTGCCGATACGAATGGAGAAACCAAACCACCAGTCATAATATCACCAGAAACTGTTACATATCTATTGACTAAAAGTTGCCCCCCTTCGAAAAAATTGGTTGCAGAAATACTTGTTCCAGAAACTATACCAAAATTTTGGGTTCCTGAGAATGTTTGAGATGCGTCTGTCCTTGCTAATGTTGCATTTGTCGTAGGTAGAGTGTATGTGATGCCGTCTGTTCCATTAACTATTATAGAATTGTTAATTGTTGCGATTTTACCAGAAGCAGTTTGGACAGAGTTTGTAGCCCAGCCCCAATTGCCGGTGGACGCCGAATTAAGCCATGATATAAAATACACTATCGCAAATTGACCAATAGTTGTCAATGTAGCACCACCAGAATCTTTTATTGTAGTGACTTGTCCAGATGATCCATTATTAACAATCATATATTGCTGACCAGATAAAATAGTAGTTTCGTCTGGAAGAGTTATTGTAGCATTATTTGTATTAACCGAAATAGCATATGGAGAAGCTGAAGTTAGTGTTAATGTGGTGGTAGCAAGTTGTAAAGATCCATACGCCAAACCATTTGAAAAAACATTTCTAGAAACTATGATATTACCGGAAACACTTCCACCAGATAATGGAAGATATGCTCCGGAAACCGATCCACCACCAGACCCACCATTTGCCGAAAGATACAGTAATTGGTTCTGAACGTTTGCCGAAAGTCCATAAAAATATGTATAGAGAGTAGAGGATGTGGGCAAATAAGATAGCGCAGGAATATCGCCGCTAGTTAATGTAGCTCCGGAAACAACTCTTCCATATATATCTGTCGTCACTTTAGTAAATGTTCCTGACGTTCCAAAAGTATTCAAATCTACATTTATATATCCGGCAGTAGTAACCGGAGACCCAGTTATCGTTAATGTGGTCGATGTAATTCCAACGGAGGACACACCGACTCCAGTATATATTATCCCGGAATTAGAGGATGCTTGAGAAACAGTCATTTCGTTTACTGTTACTTTATTGTTTGTAGCAGCATTAGACCACTGGACAGAAATATTCAAAGAGTTTTGAATAGTTGTATTTACAGTTGCAGATTCATTCAAATTTATTAAAGTAAATGTAGAAGAATCATAAAATTTCATTGTCCCGACTAAAATAACAGTTGCGGATGTTCCGGCAGATGTTTGTGGTTCTAATTTAGCATCTATTTCCCAATTGTATAAAGTATTGATTATGGAATTTGAAATATCGTTTCCAGAAACACCAAAAGAAACCAAAGTATTAAACCCATCCACAAATGTCCATGTTAATGTGTTTGCTAAATTCGCCCAAGATATGTTTCCACTACCTTTAATATATATTACATTTCCGGGAGATTGTGTTAATACACTAAACGAAGGCATTCCTGGAAGTATAGACGTTAATGTGACAGAAGAAGAAATAATTTGCGGAGTTGTTATAGAATAATAAGTGGATGCAGGATAAAATACGGACGATATAGTTGATGCAGAAATTACTCTACCATAAGAGTCTAAAGATATTACAGGGATATTATTTACAGAACCATATGAGCCAGCAGAAACCCCGGTAGCAGATAAATTAACAGAAATGTTTCCGGACGTTGTGACAGGACTTAATCCAACGGCTAGTGTAGTAGAAGATATACCAACCGAAGAAACTGATCCACCTGCCCCTCCTCCGGGAAATTGAATTGATACACTTGATGCAGAAATAATTCTCCCCTTAGAATCTACTTGAAATTGAGAAACGGAAGTATTTGTTCCATAAATTCCAGGAGTTGCACCAGTGGCAGAAAGGACGGAATTTAATATAACAGCGGATGTTCCATTGAAAGAAATGGGGGAGGCGGATATATCACCAACTATAGAAAATGGTTGCGTGTTTAATAATTGAACCGAATTGGAGGCGGTGCCAGAAAGATTTCCGAAATGTGTTCCTGAAACTGTCTGAAAAAACGCATTACCAGCAGAGGATATGGTTGCAGATATTACCCCTATATTAAAATTACCATCTACTTCTAAATTACTTACAATTTTCATAAATCTCCATTAAGACTGAACAATAATGTTTGAATTAAATTGATTACCATTAACGATATTTATGACCACAACATTATTGGTAGATAAATTGTATTTAACATCTGGAAGTATTTCCACATTATTTGTAAAGTCAAACATAAAAACATTAACATACCGATAATTGAGATTGTGTGTAGCAGACAACAAATAAGACGTTGCTGAAATTATAGCTGATGTCGTATATGTTTTATGGTCAGTTAATCCAGTATTTGCAAAAAGTTTTCCTTGAGAATCAATTTGTATGTATCCACTAGTTGATGCTGTAGTTGTTATTGGAGGCGTTAAATATAAAAGACCGGCGAATATAGTTGTTCCAGAAATGTTTAGATTTCCAGGAGTAGATAAAGTTCCACCGCTTAATGGAAGATAAAGACTTAATCCAGATAAAGAAGGTATTGCCGAAATTTGAACATACTTATTATTAAATAAAGTATCCGAACTTGTGATTCCATATCCGGAAAGTGTTGTAGGTGTTCCAGAAATTTGAGACCATGGTAAAGTCCCAATCGCCGAAATATATGGAAGACTAGGAATATCACCGCTAGTTAAAGTAGTTCCTGAGATAACTCTTCCGAAAGGGTCTGTAGAAATTTTCGGAAATGTTCCAGATGTTCCAAACGGAGAAAGGTTTACTAGAATATTTCCTGAAGTTGTTATAGGAGTATTCGAAATTGTTAATGTGGTGGAGGCAATACCGACACTTGAAACACTTCCTCCTCCAGAACCACCAGGAAATTGAATAGCCACATTAGATGCGGATATTATCCTTCCTTTAGCATCGACTTGAAATTGAGAAACCGAAATGTTGTTTCCATAGATTCCTGAAGAAACTCCGGTAGCAGAAAGAACAGAAACTAAAGAAACTCCACCTGTGCCATTGAAAGAAATATTCGCCGATGAAACATCACCGACGATATTAAAGTTCTGAGAGATAGTTAATTGATTAGCTTGATTCGCCGTTCCAGAAAGGTTTCCGAAATGTGTTCCTGAAATATTAGTTGCCGATACGAATGGAGAGACCAATCCACCAGTCATAATATCACCAGAAACGGTTACATATCTATTAACTAGAAGCTGTCCGCCTTCATAAAAATTGCTTGCGGAAATGTTCGGAACAGATATGCTTCCAGTTAATGCCCCACCAGATAATGGAAGATATGCCGAGGTAAATCCGAATAATGCGGAGGATGCTAATTTATTTGCATCTAAATTTTGTAATGCTGTTTGAACATTTGTTGCCGTAATACTTCCACTCGGAGTAAAATTTATTTGAGTTGCCGAATAGTCTCCAGAAACCGGAAATACGGAACCATTTCTACCATTCCAAGTATAGATTGAGTCGGTGTTATCTATTTTGTCCCAAGTAATCCCATTAGAGACTATCCAATCCCCAACCTGAAAATATGGAAGACCAGCAAAAGAATCAGCCGAAATTATAATAGATGTGGCAGAACTAAAACCACCAGTTGGAATAGAACTTCCTGAAATTTGTGTTATATAATACCCACCAGATACAGCAGACGCAGCCGGTAAAGTGGTTCCAGAAGAAGCGTTCCAAGTTCCTAAATAATGAACTTGACCAAATAGTGAAGATGGTAAAAATGATGTAGGAACTTTTGCTGTAGAATCTAAAGGAGCTACGCCATTAGCTGTTCCTGAAAGTGTGGTAGAAATATACAGAGTAGACAAAGAAGGTATATCAGAAACGATTAAAGTAGCTCCTGATATTACCCTACCAAAAGTATCTGATTGAATCTTTGTATATACTCCACTGGTTCCAACGGGCGAAAGATTTACCGAAATATTTCCAGAAGTTGTAACCGGAGTTAATCCAATTGTTAAAGTGGTTGACGAAATACCTACAGAAGAAACCGAACCATAATTTAATGACGGAATAACAGACAAATATGGAAGAACCGGAATATCTCCAGAAGTTAAAGTAGTCCCGGAAATAACGCGGCCTTTCGAATCCGTTTGAACTTTAGTATATATGCCAGATGTCCCAACCGCAGAAAGTGTTGAAGAAAGTATTACGGATCCAGTTCCATTAAAAGAAATATTTGAAGCTACTATATCACCGACTATTCCAAAATTTTGAGAATTTAATAATTGGTTTGCAGTAAGACTTTGTAAAGATACTCCAGAAAGATTTCCGAAATGTGTTCCAGAAATATTAGTTGCCGATATGTTAGTTCCTGTTAATGGTCCAGTTAATGTTCCACCGCTTAAAGGAAGATACAAAGAAATGTTGGGAAGGGTCGAAATCTGAGCATATTTGTTATTAAATAAAGCGTCGGCGGAAACTATCCCATATCCGGAAAGTGTTGTAGGTGTTCCGGAAATTTGAGACCACGGAAGAGTTCCTATAGCAGAAAGATATGGGAGAACCGGAATATCTCCAGAAGTTAAAGTAGTTCCTGAAATAACTCTTCCATAAGGATCAGAAGAAATCTTTGTATATGTTCCAGATGTTCCAAATAAAGAAAGATTTACAGAAATATTTCCGGAAGTTGTTATAGGAGAGCCACCGACAGATAATGTGGTTGAAGCAACACCTACAGACGAAACGGAACCACCACCAGAACCTCCAGGGAATTGAATAGCCACATTAGATGCAGAAATTATTCTTCCTTTAGAATCTACTTGAAATTGTGAAACTGTAATATTATTTCCATATATTCCGGAAATTACACCAGTTGCAGATAATACGGAATTTAGTGTTACTGAAGATGTTCCGTTGAAGGAAATATTTGCGGCGGATACATCTCCGACAATGTTAAAATTCTGAGAGATTGTTAACTGATTTGATTGGTTCGCTGTTCCAGAAAGATTTCCGAAATGTGTTCCAGAAATATTATTGGCAGATATGTTGGTTCCTGTTAATGGTCCAGTTAATGTTCCACCACTTAAAGGAAGATACAGAGATAATCCAGACAAAGACGGGATTGCTGAGATTTGAGCATACTTGTTATTAAATAAAACATCCCCGGAAACAATTCCATACCCAGAAAGAGTTGTAGGAGTTCCGGAAATTTGAGACCATGGTAAAGTCCCGATTGCGGAAATATAAGGAAGAACCGGAATATCTCCAGAGGTTAAAGTAGTTCCTGAAATAACTCTTCCATAAGGATCTGAAGAAATTTTTGTAAATGTTCCAGATGTTCCAAAAGGACTTAAATTAGCAGTTAAAACTCCAGAAGACGTGACAGGAGAACCAGCTATTGTCAACGTGGTTGATGTTAATCCTACAGAGGTTACGGTTCCTGTTCCTGAAGAGCCAGCACCAGAAATATTTACGAAAGACGCATTCAAAATTCTTCCGAAAGAATCTATATTTAATACTGGAATTTGTGTAGTTGTTCCATAAGAACCAGGAGTTACACCAGTGGCAGAAAGATTTACGGAAATGTTTCCAGAAGTTGTTACAGGACTTAACCCAACAGTTAATGTCGTGGAAGATACTCCGACGGAAGAAACTGAACCACCAGATCCCCCAGGGAATTGAATTGCCACATTTGATGCAGAAATAATTCTTCCTTTAGAATCTACTTGAAATTGAGATACATTAGTTCCATTTCCAAAAATTCCAGGAGTTACGCCAGTTGCCGAAAGAACAGAATTAAAAGTAACTGAAGATGTTCCGTTGAAGGAAATATTTGCAGCAGATACATCACCAGTTATTCCAAAATTTTGCGGAATAGTTAATTGGTTAGATTGGTTGGCCGTGCCTGAAAGATTTCCAAAATGTGTTCCTGAAATGTTCTGACCAGATAAATTTCCAGTTAAAGATCCGCCACTTAAAGGAAGATATAAAGATAATCCAGACAAAGACGGGATTGCAGAAATTTGAGCATACTTATTATTAAATAAAGTATCTCCAGAAACTATTCCATATCCAGAAAGCGTTATAGGTGTTCCTGAAATTTGAGACCAGGACAAAGTCCCAATCGCTGAAATATATGGAAGACTAGGAATATCGGCACTTACTAATGTCGTTCCGGAAATAACTCTTCCATAAGTATCGGTCTGAACTTTTACATAAACTCCACTAGTTCCAATGGGAGAAAGATTTACAGAAATATTTCCTGAAGTCGTTATAGGACTTGAACCTACATTTAGAGTGGTTGAAGCAATACCGACACTTGAAACACTTCCTCCTCCTGAACCTCCAGGAAATTGAATAGCCACATTAGATGCTGAAATTATTCTTCCTTTAGAATCAACTTGAAATTGAGAAACTGTTGTAGAATTTCCGTAAATTCCCGAGACTACTCCAGTGGCAGGAAGAACAGAATTTAATACAACACCAGAAGTTCCATTAAAAGAAATATTTACAGCGGATACGTCACCGATTATTCCAAAATTCTGAGGAGTAGTTAATAGATTAGCTTGGGTAGAAGTGCCAGAAAGATTTCCAAAATGTATCCCAGAAATGTTCTGACCAGATAAATTTCCTGTTAATGTTCCACCACTCAAAGGAAGATACAAAGATAATCCAGATAAAGAAGGTATTGCCGAAATTTGAGCATATTTGTTATTAAAAAGCTGGTCTGAACTCGTTATTCCATAACCAGATAATGTTGTAGGAGTTCCAGAAATTTGAGACCATTGTAAAGTCCCAATTGCGGAAATATATGGAAGAACTGGAATGTCAGCAGATGTTAAAGTTGTTCCGGAAATTACTCTACCAAAGGTATCAGTTTGAACTTTAATATATACACCGCTTACACCAGTCGCTGAAAGGTTTACGGAAATGCTTCCTGATGTGGTGATTGGACTTAATCCAATTATCAGGGTTGTTGAAGATACACCTACTGAAGATACGGAACCGTAATTTAATGATGGAATCGCTGATAGATATTTTTTATCAAATAGTGTATCAGAACTTGTGATTCCGTATCCGGACAAAGTTGTCGGCGTTCCAGAAATTCTAGACCAAGCCAATGACGCAGAAATAGCATCATATGGAAGTTGAGGAATATCTCCCGAAGTTAAAGTTGTTCCTGAAATAACCCTGCCATAAGGATCCGAAGATATTTTAGAAAAAGTTCCGGATGTTCCAAACGAATTCAAATTTACCGAAATATTTCCCGAAGATGTTATAGGACTTGAACCTACATTTAATGTATTTGAAGTAATTCCTACTGAAGTAACTGTTCCAGAAGTAGTAGGAATTTGTACAGAAACATAAGACGCAGATAAAATTCTTCCTTTAGAATCTATTACTAATTGTGGTATTTGATTTGAACTTCCATACGACCCAGCAGACACTCCAGTTGCAGAAAGAATAGAATTTAATATTACTCCCGACGTTCCATTAAAAGAAACGTTTGCGGCAGATATATCACCAATTATAGAAAAATTTTGAGAAGTAGCTAATTTAATTGTTTGTAAAGATGTTCCTGAAGATGGAAGATAATTTAATAAAGGTATGTCAGCACTTGTTAAAAGACTTCCGGAAAGAACTCTACCAAAACTATCTATAACTATTTTTTCATAAATTCCTGGAGTAGATACCGCAGAAAGATTTACATTTATATTTCCAGCGACAGTTATTGGAGTATTTGAAATCGTTAATGTTGTTGAAGAAACCCCAACAGACGTAACAGTTCCGGTTCCACTTGTTCCCGAACCTCCGGAAATTGTAACAACACTTGCAGAAACAATTCTCCCAAAACTATCTACAATTATTTGAGGAATTTGTGTAGAAGACCCATACAATCCAGGAACGACGCCAGTTGCCGAAAGATTTACAGAAACATTTCTAGAAGATGTAGATAAAACCGATAATGAAGTTGAAGAAACATTTAATACAGTTTGTCCAGGATAGAATTCAAAATATCCAGTCGCACTTGGAGAATATAAAATTCTATTATTATCTAAATCAAAAACTAAAGAATTTGTCCTAATATTTGCATTAAGATTTGTTCTAGTGTCTTGCTTATAATATATTCTACCTTGGATAGCAGATGTCATTTAATTATCCTTAAACGTTTGAAATTATTTATGGAAAATTAAACATCTATAAATTCGTTGCCTTCATACTCCAATGTTTGATCGTAAAAATCTAATTCTTCTGGATCTGTTATTATACCGTCTACAAAATCAGAATATATATAAATTATTACTATGCAATTATCTAAAGTCCAATTATTAAAAGGATCATTCGGAGGGCATTCGGTCAATCCTGGAACATATAAATAAGAAACTTTTTCGAAATTTACTTCACAATTATCTTGAAATAAATCTGAGCAAGCTACCTTAACATTACTAGGAATAATTAACTGCATTGTCCAGCAACCAATTGTATAGGATCATTTGGAAGATTGTCAAATGCTGGACCTAATGTATAATTTTTGTTTCTAAAGTTCTCTAGATAAAATGTATATGTGTGTTTACCTTGAAGAAATATAACATCTTCTAATTTTATCATATTAATTCTGTAAAATTGTTGATTATATTTTGCGTAAACAAGGTCTCCAATTTTCGGAAGATATGTAGGAAAAACTGCCGAAGTTCCTGAAGAATCATATGTAGAAACAAAATCATAATGAAGTTTCGAAACATATATCGGAAAATTATCTGTTCCTACTATTCCTAAAATCCCTACATTTCTTCCTTCATTCGGTAATTCATAATAACCCATATATTCGAATTTTCGGTTTATTACAAGGTTGTTAGTTTCGCCAAAAAGATAATCCGGATTTACAAGGTCTACAGGATAATAAATCATTTGAACCCCACGTTCGTTAAAGCCTTCCATTTGTAAAACTTCATAAAGACTTCGTTCACTGTCATAAGCCGAAGTGCATTTTACAAAGAATCCATTAGGCATAAATCCGAATTCGTTATAGTTCATTATTTTCCTTAAAGCAAGTTAGACGCAAAACTAGTCATATCATCTAAAACTGGATTAGGATTTTTCGAAAATACTAGGTCATCTTGCGGAAGGTTTGTAGCAGGGTTTCCGTAATCTGGCTGTTGTGGCGCTCCATTAAGACTTCCAAACCCTCTCTGATAATCTTGAGATGGGCCAGGGGGAAAATACTGAGGTTGTCTACTCATTCCTGGAGTGTATAATGGTTGATGATATTGCTGTCTTTCTGTTAATTGTCCTTCTTTCCAATCATAATCTAAAAGACTTGCGGCAGTTCCTAATTCTTCTTGAAGTGGACTTGAAGGTTTTTTCTGAGGCTTTTCGGAAAGTTTTTGAGAAGTTTTTTCGGAAGGTTTTGAAGAATGATGAGAAGATTTAACAGGCTTTTTATAGTCTCTTATCTCTTCAAGAAGGCTAATACAGTCCGAAATAGTATCTTTATCACCAGACTTAATTAGTGATGCTATTAGATTTTCAATGTTTTCTAAAGACATAGTTTAATATCCTTTCTATATATTTATTGTTTCATTGGTATAGTCAAACTGTTGTTCCTCATAATAATGAAGCCTGTTATTTTTCCAATGATTATAACAGAAATTATTATAAGTTTTTTTTCCATCAGAATAACGGCAATCATCCACCACATCATGTATTGTTACATATTCTTTCGATTCATGTTTTCGCAAACCTCTTCCAATGCTTTGTAAAATTTTAATCTGAGATTTGTAAGAAGAGAATAACACAATATGATGCAATTTTTTTACGGAAACGCCTGTAGAAAAGGTTCCGTAAGAGGCGACTAAAATAGATCCGGATTCGTTTTCTAAACCTTTCCGAATATTTTCTCTAACGTCTGCCTCAGTCTTTCCGTAAATTTCATGAACAACTTTTCCAGGAAACTTTTTCTCTAGGTATATCTTAATATTTCTTAAATGTTCTATCTTAGTCACAAGTATCAAAATATTATCAGTATCTTTAGAATTTTTAACAATATGGTCTAAAGCCAAATTTCTGTTAGCATATGAATTTATATCATCTACTTCTTTTTGATAAGAACTTCTAGCGTGCTTCATTTCAGGAGGGTATCTAAGAATCAAATTTTTAATCTTAATTTGAGAAATTATTCCTTTATCTATCAATTCTTTCGACATAACTTTATGAATAACTGGACCAAGATATCCTACAACTGTATTAAAATCTGCTTCATTATCCGGCATAGAACCAGTCAAACCGATTCTAAATTTTGCTCTAGAACATTTCTTACCAATTTCCGAAATAGATTTTCCTTGCATCTGGTGACATTCATCTACAATTAACGCATCATACTTTTCGAAAAATCTCTCATCATTTTTGTAAACACTTTGCCATGTAGTTATTAAAACATTCTTAGATAGGTCTAGAATCTTTCCTCCATAATTCAAACAAACATTATCTAAAACATTATTCCAGGAGTAGTCATTCTTAAAATCAGAGTAAAGCTGTTCTACCAAAGATATAGAAGGAACTATCAAAATTACTTTCTTTCCTTTAGCTATCAAATATCTCACTAAAGAATATATTATTAAAGATTTTCCAGAAGATGTAGCAAGATTTAATACACCTCTTCCGAAAGTTATAGCTCTAGATATTGCTTCTATTTGGTGGTCATATGGAAAAATATTTACAGAAGGTGGGAAAACTACTTCTAAAAACTTTTGCAAAAACTCTTCGGAAACCTTTTCTCCAAACTCTGATACCTTAAATTCTAATACAGGCTCGTAAGAATAACTTTCACAAAATTTTAGAAACTTTGATAGAAGACCAATTGGAAATAAACCATCTCTTGTGAGGAAAGAAATTCGACCTGTCCATTGTCCTATACGATACGACGGGCTGAACTTATAATCCTTTGCGTAAAATTCCATTAAAGGTTTCAATTCATTATATTGAGACTTATCTAAATCCGCTTGAAGAAAAACTTCCGAAAACTTTCTTACATGTATCTTGTCCATATTAACTATTTATCAAACATTTAAGAAAAGTCAAGAGAAATTTTAAGAAAACTTTAAGAAATATTTTCGGAAAAGACAATAAAAAACCTTTCAGAAAAACTTCCGAAAGGTTCCAGTATGAATTACATGAGCATAAAATAAGCCGACTAAAGGTAAACCTCTAATGTCAATTTTATTTATCAAAAAGAAAAACGACCCAAAGTAAACTTCAGATCGTTTTATAGGAGGAGAAAAACAGCTAATAAAGAATAAACTCCTTACTTCAAATCTATTGTAACAAATTTAATCTAGGTTGTAAAGAAGAAACTTATAGATTATGCCAGGACTTGTAGAACTTGTCTTCAGCTTCTACAAATTCTTCTACATCTTTTAGAAAAGCCTTTAGTTTAGAAAATTCAGAAACATTTAATTCAGTAGTATCAAAAACTTTTCCGGCTTTATCTACGATTGAAACCTCTACTACATCTTCGTCTTCTGTAGGCTTAACATAAAGAGTTTTCTGGACCTTACCACCCCCAAAGAAATCTTTATACTTTCCGAAATCATTTTTAGAAACGATCCCAATTTTCTTAAGGTCTGCTTCAACTTTTTCGGAAAGCTCGTAATCATTCTTTGCTTCAGTCAACATCTTAATATATTCTGGAAATTTCATTATTCTTGGTCCTCGGTTGGAATTTCTTCGCTAGGGTTAAACTCATGTTCTGTAGTATCTATTTCGAACTTAGGTAACAATTCGTTTTGAAATCTATCTCTGACTTTCTCTAAACTATTAGCAATTTCTCCGAAAATTTTCTTAATATCTGAACCAAGCTTTTCTTTATTCTTACTTCCGTAAACTGTTTTCAAAATTTTCTTAATTTTTTGGATAGTTACTTCGGCATCCCTTAGATCTTCTGAAACTTTACCATTACCATCCAGAGTAGCCTTTGATGCAGTGTCTCTAGAAAAGTCACTTAGACTATCGAATAAAGAAACATAAAGTTCTATAATCTCTTTCGAAAGTTCTGTTTCAGTAGCTTCATTCAATATTCTCTTTTTGTTTATTTCATTTTCTACAAGTTCTGAAAAATCCATAGTAAACCTCTTTTAGAAATATTTATCAAAGTTTATCAAAAAGAAAAGGCCCAACTTTCGAAGAGCCTTTTTAAAACATAATAAAATTAAACTTATGAATTATAAATCGTTGGTAAGTATCCAGCTAACCAAGCTCTTCCTTTCTTAGTAAGCTTTTTATCTTCTTCAGTTAGGAGACCATGTTGAACCAAGTCATCATCGGCAACAATTTCCTCATTTACCATACGTTCTGCCAAGTGTGCATTATAAAGACTTCTGACAGACTTTGGAGAAAGCTTTACGAAATCTTCTTTAAGAGCTTTTGGCGCAGTTGCTTCTCTCTTTTCAATTTTAAGATTGCCACCAAGATCATATCCAAGTTCGGCTTCAGCTTTCTTTAGAGCGTCACCCTTATCGGCAGCAGGACCTTCCCACTTTACTTCACCATCTTTCATAACTACCCAAACTTCAGTCTTATCATTTTCTTTTTCAACTTCATCTGGGTCTTGAAGTCCTTTAGGTTCATTTTGAATGAAAGTTGGTGCCACATCTACAATACCGAATCGTTCAGTTTCTGTGAGTGTGTTTTTTGAAAGCAAAGATTCTACCAAACTTCCAATACTATTTTTCTGAGTCATTTTCTGATTCCTCTTTATCTTTATTTATAAAACTATTCAAATCTTTTTGCGGATATTTTTGTTTAATCAAATCTGTAGTATATACAAGACCATCTTGAATTTTTTTCTTAACTTCTTCTAAAACTCTTTTCGTATAAATTTCGGAAGATACCATATAAAGGTCTTCGGCAGTTTGATATTGGTTTTGAGAGTATAATTCCCGAGCTATTTCTAAAATGTCATCGGAAACTGGCATATCTGGTTTAGGTGTTTGCTCGGAATTTTCTTGAATAAATTTTTTAAATCGCATGAAATTATTTATCAGAAATCCAAACCAGCTTTGAAACGCATATGAGCAATTGAATTTTTAATTTGGAAACCAAGGTCTCTAAAATTTTGTAGAGTGTTTTCGAGATATATTACAACTTCTTCTTGAAAATTTATTTCTTTACAAATATTGAAGAATCTTGGGTCTTTGTGCATTTGAGACTCAATCTCATCCCGCTTCTCTCTTCTGATATCTGAGTGAAATTTAATTTTATCATAAAGTTCTGCATAGAGGACTTCTTTATCGAGCCGTAGATCCTTCAATTTAGTTGTTTCCTTAGTGAATATGTCTAGATAGAAACATCTCTTAATGACTAACTCTTGAAGTTTAGATTGAATAGAATCTTCATTGAAAGTCAGTTCCTTTTCTATCAATGGTTTCAATTTTTGAAGTTCAAGTTTAGTCATGAATTAAATTTCCTCTATAGTTATTTAGCTTTGAAGTTAATGATGAACCGTGATTTTTAAGATTAAATTGCTGTTAATTCTAATTCAATAAAAGTAATTGAAATGGAGACCGTAGGGAGCCATTTCTGAGTCCGAAGGACGAACTTTAATATTGTGATTAAGTTTTTTCTAAAAATGATAATTTCAAAATGAGCATAATTATTCATTGTTTAGAAAGTTTGAACCGTATGAATTAAAAATGGTTCGATTGAATTATAATTTTCTTATTGAAGATAGATTTAATTACAATGGTTCTATAGGTTCGAATTTATAGAAATCTTTAACTTCAATAGATTGTGATTTATATTTTCTAAAAACTTTACTTCAATATGGTTCAATGCAGTTCAATTTATAATTATTTTTCTAGAAAGTTTAATTACAATTCTGTTCATGGTCTTTCAGTCAATCTCGTTCCTCGATTGAATCGCTTCGCTCAAGTCCTTTCTAATTCATGGTTCCGTTTCAGTTCAGTTCAATTCAGTTCAATTCAACTTTCGAAAAATTTCTGACAGACCCACCCTAAATCCCTCCCAAAAAACATAAAAATTTTTAGAAGACAATTTAAGGAATATCTAGACCCAAGAAATGTTTTACTCTTTTTATTTGAAATCCTAGAAAATAAATTATAAGAATTTCAAACTTGCAAGAAACGTAAACCGTAACATTTCTTCGAAGATTCTCTCATTTCTTTAACAATTTTATTCTTCCATTTCTCCAGAAGACTTATTATTTGTTAGAGGCTTTCTTTTGGTCTTTTTTTCAGAGCCAACACCTTATTGAGAAACTTCTACCCAAACCATTTTCAGATTTGTGTTTTAGAAAACTTTTCAGAAACATTTTCCGATAATTTTCTTCAACTTTTTCATCATATCATCTTTAATCTCATGTGTCAAGGTGTTTTTCAAGATAAATGTATCCGTTCATTCTCTTATTTAATCTTCTTCTCATAGTAGTATCTGGTATGTTCATTTCGATACATGCCAAGCAAACACTTTCGAAAATTCTATCATATATTTTTACAGGACGACTTTTCCAATTTAATTTACCAGTATTAAAAAATGCATTCTTAATTCTTAACTGTTCATATTCTTTAGAACTTAATTTTATTCTTTGTTGATTTTCGGAAGAACTTAGAGACATTTTATGATAGCCCATGAACAAACTTTTATTTTCAGGATAGGCTTTTGATAATAATTTATGTGCAAGAAAATGTTCTCTAGCAGTTAACAATACCATATTTTCTTTTTTATTAGACCCACCCAAACACTTAGGAATGATGTGATGGTTTTCTAAATAGTCTGAGCCTTTCTTTCGGTTTTGTTCCTTGGCATGTTCTATCAGTTTATTGTAGAGCTTCAAGTATGTCATTAAATTTATTTATGTTGCTCTGGTCTCGTTTTCGAAAACTTTCTTAAAAATCTTTTGAGAATCTTTCGGAAATCTTTTCTAAACTGCTACTTGACAATGGAGATTAAATATGATACAATAGAACTATAATAGAGAGATTTTCAAAATGTATGTTCGCGTAAATTATCAAATTGTAAAGAACTTCCTTAGTTATGGAAATTCTGAAACTAAGTTAGAATTTGAACCAGGGCTTTCTTTGGTGACTGCTAAAAATGGAGGTGGAAAGTCTACTCTGTTTTTAGATGCAGTTTCTTACAACCTTTACGGAAAGCCTTATAGAAATATTAAAATAGCAGAACTCGTAAACCGTAAAAATGGTAAAGGATTGTATACAGAAGGTTCTTACACAATTGACGGAAAAGACACTTATAGAATTATTAGAACATATGCTCCACAAAAATTAGAGATTTATAAGAATGAAGAAACGGTTCCTTTAGAATCAGCTTCTTCGAAAAAATTGGACCAAGATGAAATCACAACTTTAATAGGAATCAATTACGATATTTTCAAACTTGTAATTGCAATAGCCACTTCTACAAATCCTCCATTCCTTTCTTTAGGACTTCCAGAAAAACGTAAAGTAATGGAGTCTATATTTTCTATAAACATTTTCGGAGAGATGCTTTCAAAAGCTCGGAAGAAACTAAACACTACAAAAACTGACAAGACTATCTATCAAAATAATGTAAAGAATTTGGAAAGTCTTTTAAAAACATTGAATTCTCAGATTAAAGAAATAGATGATTCAATTAAAGATTTTGATTCTAAGAAAGACGAAGAAATCAAGGCATTAAAGATTAGAAAAGAATCTGTAGAAAGAGATATTAAAGAACTTTCCGAAAAACTTAAGGAAATGTTATCTATCAAAATTGAATTAGATAAGAATGATTATGTATCTGAACAAATTAAAATAGATACTGATATAAAAGTTTCCGAAGCTAAGATTAAAGAGAATAAAACACAAATAAAGTTTTTAGAAAAGAATACTGAATGTCCTCTTTGCAAACATGAGTTAACAGAAGAACATAAGAAAGAAGAGTTGAAAAAATTAAATGATAACAATACTAAACTTCAAACAAAGATTGACGGGTTGAAGAAAAAACTTTCGGAAATTCTTTTGAAAATTACTAAGCAAAAAGAAATTAAAAAACTTTCCGAAGAAACTAATTCAAATGTTTCTATGACAAATTTGAAGATTAAAAATTTAGAAAAGAATAAGAAAGACTTGGAAAAACAAATTAAAAATGCGGAAGAAAGAGTTTTTAATTTAGACTCTACAAACATTAAGAAAGAGTTTGAAGAAAAGAAAAAGACTTATAAAGAATATGCGGAAATTTTCGAAAACCTTTCTAAAGAAATGAAGAAGCTTGAAATGGTTGTTAAGATGCTTTCCGAAGAAGGCATTAAAAGTTATTTCTTCAAAAGGTTGGTTCCTGTTCTCAACTCTAAGATAAACGAACAACTAAATATATTTGATCTTCCAGTTGTGATAAATTTTAACGAAAACATGGAAGAGTCTATAGATATTGTAGGTTCATCTGAGAAGGGAGTTTCTTACATGAGTTTTTCTGAAGGTGAGAAGAAACGTATAGACATTGCAATTCTTCTTTCCTTTATAAGCACTATGAAAACTATTTCTAATTGGAATTGTAATCTTCTAGTGTTTGATGAAATTCTTGATTCCGCCACTGATGCTGATGGTTTAGAGAGGTTGTTAGGGTCTATTAAAGAAATTACTTTGAAAGATTCTAACATTTGTTCTTATGTAGTTTCTCATCGTGAGTCTATGCAAGATTTATATGATAGAGTTATTGAGATAAAGAAAGTGAATGGGTTTTCAAAAGTTGATGTAAAAACAAATGGCTAAGAAAAAGAAAGAAGGTTATTTTAATAATGAAGAAGTTTTAGAATTTTTTAAGAGAAGGAATTTCTTAAAGTCTCTCGAAACACGAACATTTCAAGAAGAAAGAGAATTGACGAAGATTAAAGAAAAGTTGGGAGTTCTTTATTTCAAGATTTCTGAAGGGCTTTTGCGTAGACCTAACTTTTGTAATTATGATATTGCTACAAAGTCCGAGATGATTTCTGATGCAGTTTATAATTGTCTTAAAGCTGGAGACAATTACGATGTAAAGTTTGATAAGCCACACGCATATTTTACGCAAATTTCTTGGAATGCTTTTATCTTGAATATTAAAAATTTGAAAAAACGTTCTGGATCGATTCTTCCATTGTCACATATAGAGAACATGGAAGCTGGAGATGATGGAGCAGGGGAATGAAAATAGCTTTTGTAACTGACATCCACATGGGTTGCCGTAGAGGTTCGGAAGTTTTTCTAAAATCTCACTTAAAGTTTTTCAAAGAACAGTTTATACCCGATTTGAGAGCTAGAGGAATAGACACCATAATAATTCCTGGAGATTTTTTCGACAATCGCCTAGCACTAGATTCCAGAATTTTAGACAGTGTGTTAGAACTTTTCGAAAACGATTTCAAAGATTTTAAGATTTATATCATAGTAGGAAATCACGACTCATATTTGGAAAGTTCTATTCATATAAATTCTTTAAAAGTTTTAGAACACTTTCCTAACGTAACTATTTTCGAAAAATCTAATTCAATTAAACTAGCAAACAAGTCATTCTATTTCGTTCCTTGGGTTACAAATTCCGAAAAGTTTTTAGAAGAACTTTCTCAAATTAAAAAACATGACATCTGCGTAGGGCATTTCAACTTCTCTTCTTTCCTAATGCATAAAGGACAAGAATGTGAACATGGCCTCCCTTCTGTCCCATTTTTCGAAAAGTTTAAGCTCACGATCTCCGGACACTTTCATACACGTTCAGAAAAGGTTTTGGGAAGCTCTAGGATCGTTTACATAGGTAATCCGTTCCACATGACTAGGAATGATATAGATGACCCTAGAGGATATTCTATACTTAACACTGACGATCTTAGTTTGGAGTTTGTAGAAAATACACAGTCTATAAAATTCGTAAAATATTTTTATCCACAACCTTTGGAAGAACACCATATCAAAGGAAATCACGTAGACATTTTCATAAACATAGATGAGAAAACTGACGAAAAACTTGTAGATAAATACTTTGAAAGGCTTGAAAAATTTGAACCAGCGTTTCCTATAAACAAGAAAACAGTTAATAAAATAGACTTGAACGCTCCAGACGAAATGCAAGGAGCCTCTATTCCAGAACTGATAAATGAATATGTAAATGCTCAAACGATAGAGAACAAAGAAGAAATTTTAGAAATGGTTTTTGAATTTTATAACGAATGTAAGAATACCATGTGAGGTTGTTGAGATGATACACGCAAAAGTAAAAACAGAAGAAGATTTCGTAAACAAAGATGTTGCAGAAGCTAAGGCTAATGCTTGGTTAGAACGTTTTAAGAAAGTTGCTAAAGAAAAGAATCTAGATATGAACAAAGATTTTCGGAAAATTGAACGAATACTTGACAGAGAAGATAGAAACAGTCTTGAAAAAATTTAAGAGGAACAAATGAATGGAATTGAAAGAATTTAAGGAATCTATTAACGAACTCTCTACGAAAAATGTAGAAGTTATTAGACCAGAGAGTTTGCCTAATGTGGTTCAAATTAAAAAGAATGTATTATTGAGTTTCGTTTCCGATGCTACTGGTTGTGGGCATATTAGAAACGTATTTCCTTTAACATATTTGAACGCACTTTTCGGAAAAGAACAAGTTTGTATTCCTATTATTTCTCCGATTTTTATCAAGCAAGAAGACATTTTGGTCAAGACAAAGGCAATCCTATTCCAAAGAAACATGGCTCCAGAACATCATCAACATGTCCAGTGGTATAAACAAAATCAAG